CGTCGGTATAGTTTGAGCGATACTTGGGGCTGCGGGAGTCAGGACCGCGCCTAATCTTATAAACGATCTCAAAAGCAGAGAAGCCGAAAACGAGCATGCTTAAGATTTCCGATACAAGGTCTTCCCACGTTAGGGACATGTCATCAAACGCACACTCGCGCAAAAACTCTGCTGCGCGTTCAGCTTGCGGGTGGCCGGAGTGGTTTTCCTCAACCACCCAGGGAACCTGTCTCACCAGCGCCTTGATGGCATAAAGGATCGAGCCGACGATTGCGTCATTGTCTCGCATCTCTTTATAGACGCGGATAGCTCTATCGCCGGACAGCTTGGTCAGCCACTCCTCGTTTATGCTTCCGCCTGTGTAATTTAAACCTGTATGACCGATAATATCTAAGTTGGGATAGCGAGCCATCTACAGTCTCCAGGGGTTGTCGCGTGTGCCGAAACCCCAATTAAATTTTGCCAGATCGAGAGGTGCTTTTCTCTTCAGCATTAACTCAGTTAACGCATGAACCATAGCATCCAGTCGATCTGGAGATTTTCGTTGTCCAGGCTGATAAGTCACCATTTGATCTTCAAGGTCTTCAAAGATTCCGATATGGTGAACCCGCCCCTGTTCATATAAAGCAGAAATCGGTTCAGCGCGAGACGCTTTTGATTTAGTGGCCCAAATTGCCTTAACGGGCACGTTAGGGTTGGCTGTTTTTATGACTGCTGTCACCATTTCACCGCCCTGGTTCGATTCTGCCACTATACGATCAGCACCATACTCAAAAAAAGCATTAATTGCAATTCGCGCCCAGTTTTGCGGACTTTCCCTGCAAGACAAATCTGCTATAACATACGCCTTGTTATCTTCGCCAACTCCGCAGACCGAAATGCCCGTCTCATCCTTGTCTGACTTGATGGCTGGGTCGACCCCAATTACGATGCGCTTGAACTCTGGCGACCGACTAACCCTGCATCTCTCAATGGTAGAGAATCGCCAAAGAGAGCCTGGTAAATCCTCTAAAAGCTCGCCGTAAATCTCCTGGCGGCCGAGGGACGTACCCTCATATCTTCCAACAACCTCTTGAAAGAAGTTGCTAGACAGGTTGCTCTTGTTTTCATACGTCGATCCGGTGGTGACGTGAACGCCCTGTGACTTTAGTAGCTGACGCATCATCATGCTGGGCTTAGGCGTGGTGGTGATACACATTCTCGGCTTACGCCCTAAACGTAAGCCCAGCTTTAAGTGATCGAAAGTTTCATCATACTGCCAGGCCGCAAGCTCATCACACCAGGCAAGATCGTGCTGTGGACCACGAAGCATATCGGGCTCCTGAGAGGAATAGGTGGTCGCAATCGCACCGTTCGGCCAAACAAGCCTGCGCTTAGTGATGATATATTCAGGTCGGTTCCATCTGGGGCAGCAGGCCAAAATGCCAGATTCGCCCTCAATCATAACATCGCGAACATCGGCAGCAGTACGGCCAACGAGCGCAACGCGCTTTGCTCTGCCGCCCTCAACCATCATGCGAACGAACTCAGCGCCGCTTCGGGTCTTACCAAAGCCACGTCCTGCACATATCAGCCAAACAAACCAGTCGCCTTTGGGGGGGAGCTGCTTGGGGCGAGCCCACATTTCCCACATATGGTCCATTTCGGCCAATTGCTCGATGCTCAAAGAGCCGAGTATCTCCTGCTTGGCCTTGTCTGGCAGAGATTGAATTTTTTCCATCGTTGACGGCATTTCTTTTTTTGGTTTTTTTACTCTTGTTGCCATAACTAAATATAAAACATTTAATAACGTAATCAAAGCATTATATGATAAAACCCAAAAAACAGGAGGTGGTCAAGGTGGAATGGCGATATTCATTGGTAAAAATAGACGAGGACAGCAACGGCGAGCCCATGTGCCTGCTTTTAGAACTGTGCGAGTTCGAGTTCGAGCACGGCGTAGGGTTCTTCAGGGAAGTTCAAATCACCTCCATTTACGAGCTTCAAAAGGCGTTCTTTGATGCAACGGTCGAAGGCGTCAACAACTCGTACTTCGATGGGGGCGAATTCTTCAGGGATAAACTGGGCATACTGAGATGGGAGGCCTTTTAGTCTTCCACTTCGGGCGCAGGGAGCACCATGTCTGGCTCCGGCAGATCAGGCACATCTTCTGGCACCATGTCTAATATTTTGGACATCAACCTGTCTCTTGCGTCCTTCATTTGCTCAAGCTTTAGGTCTGCCTTAATGTCTAAGCGCTCTGGGGCATCCAGTCCAACCAGCTTGGATCTGCGTTCCATGATCTTCAAAACCCTATCTATGGCAGTCAATTTGCCCTCCATGCAGTCACCCCAAATGGCAGACTGGAGATCATCCAGGCGGGTCATCTCAAGAGATCGAACCTCCTCGGCCTGACCCCTCATGTCTTTCGTTAGCTTTTGAAGGGCGCTTTTGATGATGTTACTGACTCGATCCATTGGTATGTCAAGCTCGTCAGAAATGCGGCGAGCATCATAACCCATTTTTCGCAGACGAAGGATGTTTGTGGCTATAGTTCTCTGCGCTAAACCATTGCGTAAACTTAAAATATCAGTCATGCTAGTTACTTACCATAAAAGAGGGAATAAATGAAATCGGGAAGCCAACACGATAACTATTTTGAGCTGCCATGCGAAGAAATACTAAAGCTATACAACGAAGGATTAGGGGTATTGTCAATAGCCGTAAGGGTAAGAGTTCCAGCAGCGAAAGTGAGAAAATATCTCTCAGAGAGCAGCAGAATATACCGCCATGCGCTACGCGGAAAGTCAGAAAAGTGCATCACTAGAGCCGTGAACGTGTCAAAAGAGCGAGCCAGGGCGGCCATAAAGCAAGGCATACGGGAAAAATATTACGAGCCCCATGACGGCAAAGGCTTGCCCGATTACATGATATAAGATAAATTTTAAACACATTTCACTGTTCCGACCCGTGCCGCGATGCTCATGGGTCGGTTTTTTTATGGCCACGAGCATGATAAATATTGAAGACAAAATACATGAGCTGGAGCGAATCTTAGACCTGGATGCCAGAACATATAGACCCATGAAGAGCGTGGTGGACATGTATTTTGATGGGGATGAGTCTCGCGCCAGGCTTTTCTTTTACGCAATTGGCGTATTTCAGCGTGGATTTATATCAAAGAACGAGCTTTACGAACTGGCAAATATGTCAGGCGCAACAAGGTCACTAGTTGACAGCCTTTTAGACCGAATGGGGCTTTAATGGTCAGACCTATCGCGCTACTGATCCTTCTATTGCTCACGTCAGGGTGTGATGAGGACATCGCGATGGTCTCCAAGGCATGTAATCTCCCTTGTTACACTGGTCCCGCAGGGACGGCAGGGCAGGGTCACTGCGGGACGGGTGTAACTCTTTGCGACAAAGACGATGTTGTCGTTGATTGTGAGGGTGAATCCCTGCCGTGGGATGAGACCTGCAATGGCAAGGATGACGACTGCGATGGAAAGACTGATAATAACCTTATAGAAGCGTGGGCCGGAGAAGCCTGCGGAACCAACCTTGGCATATGTAGCGCAGGGACGGAGGTTTGTGATGACGGACAAAGGGTTTGCGAAGGAAGGGAAGAGGGCCTGCCAGAGGTTTGTAATGGTCTCGATGACGATTGCGATGGTTTGGCTGACAACAATCTTCCTTTGGAGCTTTGCTATACTGGAGATCCTCAAACGCTGGCTTTTGGGGAGTGCCGCGCAGGGATGATCGAATGTGTCGACGGGCAGCAAGTGTGCCTTCACCAGAAAACCCCAACGACGGAAATCTGTGACGGTCTCGATAACGATTGCGATGGCTTGGTTGACGAGGAGCTTTCAGACCGGATGGACTTGTTTTTCATCATTGATGGGTCGGGATCAATGAGTACGCTTTTTGACGACTCCATTGCCACCACTCACGCCTTGTCTGTCGCGATGGAGGACACCGACACTCTATACGGAGCAGCCATGTTCCCAGGGCCAAGAATAGAGGGAACGTTTACACACACAATTATAACGATGGTGACCGACCTCACGGATGCGGCCACCTTCCAAGGAGAAATAATCAATGCTACGAGTATTGGAGGAGGCCTTGAGCCAGGTATTGATGCCATTTACATGGCTTGTGCCACCTCAACGGTTACCTGGAGACAAGACACGGCAAAGCACCTGTTCGTCTTTACCGACGAAGAGCCGCAAAGTTCGCAAACGAGAACGATTGAAGAGGCAGCCAATGCGTGTATTAATGCTGGTGTTATTATTCATGCAGTCATTAAGCCTAGTCATATTGCTGATTATGAGGCCATGACCATACCCACAGGAGGAAACATTTTTCTCCTGGGTTCGTCCATCTGGATGGTTAATGACCTTCTCGCCGTGTTTTCGACGAACTGCAATTAGTACCAAATGAAGTCCCTGGTTGGAATCCGGCTGGCTGACGAGCCGCCAATGGAGGGTGGGTTGCTCGATGGTGAGCAGCAGGTCTGTGATGGGCGCAGGCTACTTTTTCATCAACCTAATAAGCTCCTCGGTGGTGAGAGGCCTGGCTGGTTTTTCTTGTTCCTTTGACGCATTAGACATCAATCCCAATATCAGCCCTGATACAATAAGGTTTATCGATATCGCCGCATAGGACGGAAGATGCATAAACAGTAAAAAAGGAATCGCGCCGAAAATAGACGCGAAAACGACGACGCCAACAACCAACTTCATAGAATCCTCCCAAAAAGAAGACGACTCCAGATGGTGCCTGTTAGGGGGAGCTAACACCTGGAGCCGCCGCAACACATAGGTCTCGTGTTGAAACCATAAGATCACGGCAGATCCTCATGTGCAAGCTTTTATTCTAAAGAGTCCAGTATTTGCTGCTTTAAGGCGTTTAGCTCAGGAATGTCTTGCGTGATGGAGACAATGGGACCGCCGGTGATGGTTGCGGTCGTGCTGCCACCAACGCTTCGGGCTGAGCCCATTGAGGTCCATGTGCAGTCAGGATCTTCATTACATGCAGATTGCGCCGCGCTAGAAACCGCTTCCCATGCTGACTCAACATCGCTAGCCTGGCCTGACTCGGTGTAGCTGCTCACGCCCTCAATGCTTGATGTTTTCTCAACGATATAACGAGCAGCATGGCCATCATCTGTTTGAATCAGCTTCAGACTGCTCACTTCTTCGTTGTTGTAGATGTCGGATGCCGTAGGAAGTTCCGCTGTTGCAGTTGTTCCATCTGGAAGTGTTACGACGGCTCCTGCCCCAATGGATGCACCCGCCACAAGCGAAAGTAAGGTCTTTTTCATTATAAGTCCGTCCATGCTG